TTACTGAAGCTGGCCTTAGCGAGGATAAATCTCGTGCCATTATTAAGGCTGAAATCGCTTCGGGCAGTATTACTGCCGACGGTGACTTTGTTGTAGAAGAGGATGTTATTGGAAAAGCTGACGTGAAGGCTATTGAAGCCGCTGCTACAGCGATTTCCAAGGCAATGGAAGTTGGTAACAAAAAAGCCGACACAATTGCTAAGGCAGATTCTGAAGAAAAAGAAGAGTACGACGAAGGCGAAAGTTCGGACGCTGGCGACGACGAAGAGGAAGAAGAGGCAGGCGCTGAGAAAAGTCTGAACTCTTCGGAGGACTACGACGTAGTTGCAATCCTCTCGAAAGGCGCAGATCAAATTCTTGATTCTGTGGAAACGCAGAACAAGACGCTTGCCAAAGGCTATCTGGCTATTCGGGACACGTTCTCGAACTTTGCCGACATCCTTAATAAGGCAAGTGAAAGAATCGCCACGTTGGAAGGTACTGTTGATTCATTGCATAAAGCTTTGGGCCAACCGGTTCCCCCACGGAGCGTATCTGGTGCGGTGGAAGCCGTTCCTAGTCCTGGTGAGGCGGCTATCGCCAAAGCCAATATTGATAACTCCACATTCTCTACTCCAGAGTTGATGGCAAAGGCGAAGTCTATTATGGCTGACACCAAAGATTCAACCCGGTTGTATCAGCTTTCAATGGCAGTGGCAGAGTTGGAAAGTGGCGCGCAGCCCGAGTCAGTGGCCGTGCGTTACGGAATTGCAGTCCATTAAATCAGGTAAGGAGAACCTTTCATGAATCTCGATACGCTTACCAGTATGGCTGGACAGAGCATTGACGTTGCCCAACTTTCGGACCTCAACAAAGCTCTGCGTGCCTCTGGAAATACTCTTGCGAAAGCAAATGTCGGCACGGTACAACAAGGCCAAGCCTTTTCGTCCGTTGCTACGAGTGAACTTGCTCCGCTTGTTCCTCAATCTATTCAAAATACTCTAGACTCTGCGACATATACGGAGCAGGCGGTTAAGTTCTGGGCGGGTCTTGCTAAGACGGCTGTTTCCAGCACGCTGCATGAGTCCGTTGTCGTCAGTAACTACGGTTCCATGAATTTGGATCCGTGGATTCCTGAAGGTGGCGCAGGGGCAGAATCTAATGGTGACTATGCTCGCCAAGTGGTGCAGATTAAATTCTTGGCCGAACGTAGGGAAATTAGCGATGTGGCCACGATGGTCGGCATCGTTGGTTATCAAGGGGTTAGTCGTCAAGGTCTCGCACAGCAGACCATTGATGGAACCCGCGCCCTTATGGGTAAACTTGAGCGCTCTTTGTTCATGGCAGACTCTGATCTGACAAGCCTCGCGTTTGACGGTTTGTACAAACAAGTTTCAGGCCATGCGTTTCAGCAAACTACAACCGATGTTGCTGGTTCGGCTAATGCGCGCACGCAGTTGTCGGTTCCTGATCCGTCTAATAATAAAAACTATACGGATATGGCTGGAGCCGCTCTTACGGCCCAACGGCTTATCGAAGAAGTGTACACTATTTCTTCTGCACCGAACTTCGGTATGGTCAATACGATTCTGGTTGATCCCCGAGTGTATTCGTCCTTGGTTGTTCAAGCAACGACTTCGTTTGCGTTGTTTGATCCTTCCCAGGCTGCTCGCGGACAACTGATCTTCGGTACCGAGGGACTTCACATCGCCGGTCCTGGTGGGATGATTCCCATCACATCTTGCCCGTTGATGATGCCGCCCCAGACGCTTCCGGGGGCAAGTGTTGGTGCTACTTCGGGCTCAGCGTTGCGCCCGGATGTTCCAGATCTTTTGGCAGCGAGTACTAATCGCGCAAAAGCTGGTGTTGAAAAGGGTTTCACTGCTAGTACGGCAGGAGCCTTCACTTATAAAGTGGTCGGGGTTAACGCGAACGGCTTTGCTGTAAGCAGCGCTTCGGATCAAATTACTGTAGCTAGTGGCGACGTTGCTCAAATTGCAATTGACCCAGAGGCAACAACCGAGGCGGCTTATTACCGTTTGTATCGCACGCCGGATACAAAAACTGAAGATGCGGACATGCAGTATGTTTGGTCATACCCAAAATCAGCGGGCGGCGAAACTACCATCATTGATGATAATCGTCATGAGCCCGGAACGGCCCCAGTATTTTTCCTCCAGCAAACGCCGGATGTTATGTATTGGGCGCAGTTGCTTGATTTCTTGCGGCGGCCTTTGGCACAAGTCCAAACTTCTATCCCGTTTCTCTTGATGCTTTTTGGAGCACTTCATGTTAAAGTACCGACCAAATGTTCAGTACTTGACAATGCTTCGCTAACAGCGGCGTAACCGAGGAAGAGGTGTAAATTATGGCTGGCCAATGGCACCATAAGACTTTGCGAAATGTTCGACTTAGCGTTAACGGATGCCACGTTGATATTGATGCCCATGGGAACCTTAATGGCGAGCTTAATGCTGCCGCCGTTAAAACCCTTGGATCTTTACCGGCGTTTACTTGTACCTCCGCAGAAAAACCTGCCGTGAAAGCAAGTGAGCCCGCTGAAGCAGCAAGTAAGCCTGCTGAAGCAGCACCCGCTAAGAAACCGGCTAAGGCGAGCGCTTCAAAAAAGAAGTCTTCACCTAAAAAGAAGTAGGTTCCAGTGTGGGGGGTCACAACGAGACCCCCCACACTTTATTTTAGCCGCTGTGTCTGCTTAGTTTTCTTGGCAGGGCTAGGCGTGGGCACGGTATTTGGAGAGTCCACGCATGGCGTTGCTTAAGAACATAGTTACAGGCCAGTGGCTAAAAGACCGTTATTTGTTTGGTATTGACCTTACAGATGACGCGGGTATTGAATACCCAGACGCTTTATATGACCACTCAATTGCTGCTTCTATAGCAATTATTGAAGGCGAACTAGACTTAGTTCTTAATGGTCTAAACGAATATACAGAGCGCTACGATACGCATGACGCGCACCACGAAGCCTTTTTTCTAATTCATACTGACAAACGCCCTCTGCGTGAGATTACAAAAGTAGAGGTTCAGTTTGGGTCATTTGACCCTACGACACTTCCGAAGTCTTGGATGCAGATAGCCTCTGAAAAAACTGGGCAGATGCAGATTATACCAGGACCGGAAGGTATTGGGTCCGTGCTGTTTGGTGGGCAAGCCCCGTTTCTTGGTTTATCAGGCCTCTTAGGGCGGCCCTACACACCACTTTGGTTTAAGTTTAGTTATAAAGCTGGCTATGACGGCGAGAATTATGCAGTTCCTGACGACATTTTGGAACTTATAGGGCTGTTGTCTGCGCAATTGCCCTTAGATACGGCGGGCGATCTCATCGTTGGAGCCGGTATCGCCTCAAAAAGCATCTCCATGGATGGGCTCGCCACTTCGATTAATACGACTGCATCGAGTACAAATGCGGGTTTTGGCGCACGTATGCTGTCGATGCGCAGACGTTATGACAAGCTACTAAAAGAAGTTAAGCGCAAGTACAGAATTCCTAATTTGATGGTGTTTTAGATGGCCAAGTTTATTGCTCTTAAACCAGCTAAACTAGGCCCTAGGACTGATTTCCCAACTAGAGACCTTCGACAGAATGTCTTTAAGTACGGTATGCGCGTACTTTGGGAGATGGTTACAGTCTGCCCTTGTGAAAGAAAAAGTATAGACGCTTTATCAATAGATTTTGGTACCCGCGAAAAGCCGATTGGATGTCCGCTAAAAGAATTTGATTCCGCTATTTGTGGTGGGAATGGTTACATATACCATAGTGGGCAAGAGATTCAGGCGCTTGTGCACGATGGGTCTAGAGACCCAGATCGTTGGAAAGTTTGGGGTGAGCACGCTGCGGGTAACGTGTCTATTACGACGCTTCCAGAGCACTTACCGTCGTTTCTAGACCGAATTACCCTCCTAGATACGGTTATGGTTTATCGTGAGCGTAAAAAGCGGACAGCAAATTCTGTCGAGGGCCTAAGATATCCAGTTGTAACGAGGTCTATGGTTCTGGGCACCGAAGAAGATCCTACTAAGTCAGTGGCTTCAGAGTTTGGAGTTTTATACGCCATAAAAGCGTCTGAGGATGGTAAGATTGTGCTGGGGGCGGATAACAAACCCTTAGAACTAAAACAGGACACGGACTTTGTAGTTACAGAGGAAGGTAAAATAGACTGGAGCCTGGGCTTATCTAGTGGGCGCGCACCGAATCTAGGCGAATACTATTCTATGCAGTATTTCATACACCCAGTGTATATAATTCGCTCAATGCCGTACCAGTTTCGTGATTCTGTACATAAAGTTAAACAGGTTCAACAAGAGCTAACTAATCTACCGACAAAGGTTATGGCTTGGTTAGAATTTTTGGGGTCACCCGGTGGCGACTAAACGTCTAGACTTATACAACGTTGTGCGGATTAAAAAATCCCACATGCGGCGGCGTATGACCGCCATGGCCCGCATCCTTGAAAATGAGTGGAAGCGTTTAGCGGCTAATGGTTTAAACACTACCTCTGTTACTTACAGAAACAACATTGTTGTAGAGGATGTTGACGAAGATAAACTTGTGCTGGTTCTAAGAGGTACTGTACCTAATATGGTAGAGCAGGGTTTAGGTCCGAGCGGCGTGGGCTCCTTCGGCGCGTTTGATATAAGAACCTTCGTGTTAAGCGGCACAAGCCCGAACATACGTTCTTCGGGAGGGGGTTCTTATGTGAACGTACCCTTTAGATTTTCAACAGGTCAAATCAAAGACTTGTCTTATTCTATCCGAGGTATTAATGCTCCAGCAGCCGCGAAAACGCTGGCATCTTTAGCATCTGTAAAATCTAAGTCTGGTGAGTACACCGTATTTAATCCGGCCACGGGGATCGCCGGTTGGCCTCAAGGAACCCTTCAAGTTGGAGATCCCCTAACGGGTAAAAAGCGCGCTGCTATGGATGCAGCAAGGGGCGGCCCCCCGGGTAGGTTAGGCGCGGGCTTTGCACCTAAAATGCGTTCAAAGCCAAACTTTTTAATGGATCCAATGTCTGGAAATGTGCGGGTTCAAGAACCGCATAGGAACGACCCTTTAGCGGGTCTTGTAAAATTTGGCAAAACATATGCCTCTACGACACAGAGCACCTATGGAACTTTTAGGCGTATGTCTAGTAAAGGAAAGCCCTGGATACACCCGGGAATTAAGCCTCGTAAATTTGCTGAAAAACTTGACCTGGGCAAAGCCATGTCACTGGCTTTTATGGACCTTGTATAATGGCTGGCGTATTCGATTTGCACATAATGTCGGCTATGCGCCACGGGTGGCGCAATCTTGTAGCACCTACCGATGTTCTAACCGGCCATCGCGTGCCATCGTCTAAAAAGTTTAAAGCCTTATTTGAGGGTATATCCGATGATGTTTTGGAAGAATGGTTCAAGGGGTTAGCCCCCGATGGCGACTTTACAAAGGTGGAGTTTAGACCGGCATATGTTCCAGAACAGACAAAGTTTCCGTGTGTTGTAGTTCAATATGAAGATGAGCCCGAAGATGAAGCCCCAATGGGCTACTTAGGGGGGCACTTTAATTATGATGAAGCGGTTTATGATCCCATTACGGAGACTACAACAAACACCACTTTTATTGGTGAACGCACGACAGCTTTATTGCTTAAGCAAACAGCTAGAGTGCACATCCTCACTACGCACCCGGAATTAACACGTGCATTGCATATTAGTTTAATTGCTTGCGCGATGGGCAGTAGAAAATCTTTTTATGACTTGGGGTACAGAGACCTTGAATATTTAGGGGCGGCGGATTTAAGTATAGAAGAGGGCCTTATGCCGGAAGACTTGGGCGTGTACGTCCGGGTTCAACGATATATGGCTAGGTCACATTTTGAAATTGCTGATATCAGCGAATTTACTAGTGGTGACGTGCTTATACATGCTTCCGACATCTTTTATGACGGTATTCAGGGTGGTATGGACCCAACGAAAACATGAAAATTATAGCAGAATTAAAAATTAGAACTTTTGCCCTAAGTCATTACAGGTTAGTACCAAGTAGTGCTATAGTTTGGGGCGTTAAGCTAATGGAGAACTGAGCCATGCCACAGTCGATTACATTTAATGGGATTCAAACGCTAAAGCCGGGTGTTTATGCAGAGATAGATACTTCTGCATTGTCCGGTTCTGTTACCGATATTAATCGCGTAGCCGTTGTAGGTGATTTTCCCTTTTTGGCCTCAAACACGCCAACAACAGTGACATCTGCCGCGTCGTTGGTGGGTCTTGAGTTTTCTGACTATACGTTAAAACTTTTGACCAAGTTGCTTTACAACGGATCCGGTGACGCCGCAGTAGCGGGCGGCCCAAGTGCCGTTACGCTTGTTAACGCTAACCAGACCGTGGTTGCCGCTAGTAAGACTTTGACAGACGCTAGTGACAAGGATTCGTTAGTACTAACGTCTTCGTGGACTGGTAAAATTGGTAACAAAACCGTCGTCAATTATCTTGTGAACCCTGACACAGCGACTTTGACAGACTTTGTTATCTCTAGGGATGGGGTGTCAGATACATTTTCCGCTGGTGGTAGTCGTGCAGACATGACCATTGCTCATTCTACCGCTGGTATGGACGCCGATGTGACTCTTGTAAGTCAGACCCTCACATACGGCCCAACGACTGGTATCAAGGTCGCGCAGTCCTTCTCAGTTAACAAAGCTGACACATTTACGACAGAAGGCTTGGCGTTTGACGGCACTATTACAGCAACTGCCAACATGCAGCCAGGTGCTGACGGCTCAAACGCTATCGGCATTACTATTAACGGAACTACTTCTGCGGGCGTGGTTCTTAGCGAAATACTTACTCCGGTAATCGACGCGGACACTACCACGACAACAAGTTCAAACTCGTGGAAAGCTGTCACTAGCATTATTGTTGAAGACCCCACTGCGACAATCCCCGCAGACTCTGTTGTCATCACCTTCACTAATGACGCCTTCGCTATCACACCTACTGACGCCGCTAACCAGGGCGCTGCTGCTGATATCATTAACGCGGATTCCACCAATGGGTTCACGGCCACACTTTCTACCGCCAAAGCCGGTAAGTTTGCACTTAGTACACTTGACGAGGCTTCTCTTGGTGACATCAAAGGTTCCAGTGGAATTCTTCATAGTTTTCTACAGAGTGTGATTGACGACATTAATACGAACTCCGCTCTTGTGATTGCAACCCGCGCCACAATCAGCGAAAGTTCTGATACTGGCGTCCTCCGTCCCAAGGACAGTGCAGAAGTCACTACAATGCTTGTAGGCGGTTCCCAAACAGCTTCGGTTAACTCCGCAGCTTATAAAACGGCTATCGACACCCTAGACAAGAGCCGAAATATTCAGATTATTGTGACTTTGGATGACGGCGACATTGAGGTTGCAAAGCACGTTAGAAATCATTGCGTGCACATGGCAGGAAAGGGTGAGTCGGAAGTCTGCGGTTTTTGGGGAGCGGCGTCTAATTCTAGTTTAGCAACGCTTCAAGCCAATGCTAATGCCCTAAACACCCGCCACGT